TCATGACAGCCGCTCCGCGAAATGGCTAAACAGCGCGGTGATCAATAGCGACAGGCTGACCGCGAGCAAGCAGCGCCAGGCCAGCCCGGTGCGCGGGGCAAACCGGTCGAACGCCAGCTCGACGCCGAGGAAGGCGAGCAGGATGACGGCGACGACGCCGAGCGTCAGGATGCCCTTGCTCACGGTGCGGCCCTCGCCGTCGCCTCGACCCGCACCGGCGCGGCGCCGCCCATGCCAAGCGCAACCGCGCCGGCGCGGCCGAGATCGATGCAGCGGCCGGCCACGAACGGGCCACGGTCGGTGACGCGCGCGCGGATCGTGCGGCCGTTGGCGAGATTGGTGACGGTGACGAATGAACCGAACGGCCGGGTGCGGTGCGCCACCGTGTAGGGCGCGGTCGCCCAGGTATTGAAGACCGCACCGGACGCCGTGCGCTTGCCGTGATAGTCGTCGCCGACTCCATACTGGCTGGCGATGCAGGTTTCAGCGAACAAGGGAGCGATCGACACGCACAGCAGCGCGCACGCCGCGAAAGCGGTTTTCAACATGGTGATGCTTTCCTAAAAATAAAATATTGAGAAAGAACGTCAGTGCGGCTTTGGTCCGATCGATATCCAGTTGGCGATCGCCCAGCCGATGCCGCCGCCGGCAAACGGCAGGGCCGCCCAAATCCATTTGCCAAGCTTCTGGGCGCCGATTGCCTGTGCCTTGGCGTTCTCGAACGCCTCGACCGACGGCTTGATCTCGGTGATGTCCTTGATCGCGACGTCGACCCGGCTGGCCAGCGTTGACACCTTCTCGCCGAGCGCCTCGACCTTGGCATGCAGGTTGGCCCGGCCTTGCGTTGCGGTGGCTTCCTGCGACTGCCATGTGGAGACAAGCGTTTTGACGATCGCCTCAAGTCCGCCGATCTGGTGGCTCATTTCCCGCAGTGCCGCCTGCGTTGCGTCCTCGCTCATTTTACAAATCACCTTTCACAGTCGATCGTCGGGATGCAGCAACCGGTCGAGCGCGCTGCGCGGCGGCTGTGGCGGCGCCTCGACCACGGCGGGCGGGGGCTCGGCTTCGGCCGGCGCCGGCACAATCGGTATGTCGATCGGCGCCGCGGCCGGCGGCCAGTCCGGCACTTTCGCAGGCAGGATCCGATCGCGGAGTTTCCGGATGATGCCGCGCTTTTTCGGCAACGTCGTCACCACGACTTTGCCAGGCGTGACGTCGAGTGCGGCCGGCCGTGGCGCCGGCCGTGGCCAGTCGCACCCCGCCACCCCGCTTTCGACAAAATTGTCGGCGACGTCCTGGTCATACGGCGTCTTGCCGCGCACCGCATAGGGCGGCCGCTCGAACACCGCGCAAGAGCCGGCGACCGAGCTTTTGAAGGTCTGCCAGTCGCAACCGCCGAGCGGCAGCGCCAGCAGCGCCAGAGTCAATCCAGACAACAGCTTCACAGGCACCTCCCCGTGGTCTGGTCCCAGCCGCGATGCTGATCGTGGCACGCCTGCCAGGTGTCGCGGGCCTTGATGGCGCGATCGATGAACCTTGAATCTTCGCGCGCGATGCCGGCGACCGCGTCGGCGACGCCGCTCTCGTAAATCCGGTGATGCCAGACGCCATAGGCGATCGCGGCCGAGCCGATCAGCCCGGCCGCAATCAAAATCTTTGTCAGCAGTCCCGCCGCCTCGAGAAAGGCCAGCGCCGTCCTTGCATATCCAATAATCATTGCCGTGCCCCCGTTTGCACCGATGCGGTGATTTTCTTGACGCTGTCGCGCGCGTCGATCGCGATCCAGGCCAGCCCGGCCGCGCCGAGCAATATCCACAGCGACGTCGGCACCTCTCCGAGATAGCCCGATGCCGTCGACATCAGGCTCGAGGAGTCGCCGAAATCGTTCTTGTGATCGGTGAAGAAGTCCCAGGCCTGCTGGATCTTGTCGCCCGCCGAAGTCCAGATCGCCGACAGGAACGCCAGCAGCGAAGCCCAGGCCGCCTTGACGAAATTGCGCTGCGCCGGAACCACCTCGGGCGCCACCGCCGCGACCGTGCCGGGATCGGCGCTGGCGCGCGCCGTGGTGACCGGCCGCACAAACGCATCAGCTTCGGCACGCCGCAGCTCGGCGACGATGCCGGCGGTTACGCCGTCGAACATATCGAGCGATGTTGGTGCCGGAATCGGGCTTTGCCGATCGTTGAGAAAACCCGAGATCGCGCCGGCTGTCATGCCGCCCCAGATGCCGGTGACGACTCCCGGATTATAGTTCATCGCCTTCAGCCGGCGCTGCACCGAGAACAGCACCGGATCGCCCTGGACGTTCGAGGCCGGCGCCGGCGCGGCGATCGGAACGACCGCCGCATCATCGGCATGGTCGGCGGCCATGTCGTCGGCCGCATCCACATCCGCAAGCAGCGTCGCGTGGGCGGCGTGACCACCGCCGCCGTGACGGCGCAGGATCTCGGCCTCGACCGCGGCGACCAGTTCGGCCTTGACCATGTTCTTGCCCGGGCAGGATTTGTGCGTCGTGATCGGGTCCTCTTTATGGAAGTGCAGCCCGCGCACGCCCAGTTCGTAAGGTTCGGGCTGCAGCCCGGCGGCGGCATGCAGGATCGCCAGCGCCGCGATCAGGTTGTCGCGCACGGCTCCCGCAAACGGTTCATGCTCGAACTCGCCGACGGTCTCGACGCCCCAGGTGATCGAATTCCAGGCCGGTGAATGCGTGCCGGGCCCGGTCAGCGGCGAGAACGCCAGAATGCCGCGCGGCGTGATGAACAGATGCGGGCCGGCCGACCAGTGCTGCTGGTCGCGGTAATAGCCGACCAGGTTCTGCGCCCATTTCTCGTCGGGGACCGGCGGCTTGCGCGCCTGCCAGCCGTTCCAGGTCTTGAGATCCGGCGCCGAGGTATTGTGCACCACGATGAAGCGCGGCCGCCACAGTCCGAATTTCAGCGATGCGACATACTTCTCGAATTCGTCAGGCGTAAACGATTTACCGATGATGCCGCGCCAGGCTGACATGGTGATGCTCCATAGGTTCGCACGCCGCCGGCGTGCGCCTGGCGCGTGAGGAAATGGCTTCGGGAAAGAAGGGATCAGGTAGAAGCTTACGCGACGTTCAGCTTTTCATCGTAATAAAGCGTGGTCGACGCCTTCTCCATTTTCGGCGAGACGTAAAGCCGACCATCAACGCCACGACGCGGTCGCAATCGCGATGCGATCCGTAGATGCTGGAGTTATTTGAACGGTGCGAGGCGTTTCGGGAGCGCCGCCCTCGGTGAAGGATGAGGCGTAATAGTGCCCCGCCGGCGCCGCCACGGCGTCCTGGGACGTGCCCGTGAATGTGGCAGTAGAGCCGAGCCCCAAGACAGAAGCCGCTATCAAAAATCCGCCGGCGGAGACATTGGTGTTGCATGACAGCGCGGTCGACTGCGTGGCTTGGGCTGCGTTCGTATTTGTTGGTGTGTTGGAACTCAGGCCAGCCAGTCGATATGTCGCAATCAGCACGCTGCCCATGTTGGATGACGTGTTGATGACGATATCGGCAGTCGATCCAGTCGGCACTGCAGCGTACCAGATCGAAGCCGCAAAGGCTGCGCCGGTATTTTCTATGTATGACGCCTGAGTTGCGCTGATGCCGCCGATCATGACGCTTGAAATAGTCGACGACAGCGATACTAGTCCCATAGATATAGTGATAACGACGAGCCGCGTAGAAGATGCGGCCCCGATCGATACCGCTGTAAATGTCTTAGACGATGCACCGACCGAGGCGGTGGCGGATGTGACGAAAGACATTCCAAGCGCGTCTGATCCAGATGCGGATCCGACACACGCAATCAGCATCATCTGACTAATGGCTGCCATCAGGTAAGCCCCGTGCCAGATATAATCCACTCCGTACTTGTGATTTTCAGAGCCGTGGCGATACCGTTAGCTGCCAGCGTCCGGCTTCCGGTAGACCCTGCACCGGCCAGGCGCATGGTGTCGCTAGTGATCGCGACGGTGATGGCGCCGCCTCCGTTCTGATTTACGAAGGTAATTGCGGTTCCGATGGGATAGGCAACATTAGCGTTGCTGTCGATTGTGAAGGTTCGCGTCGCGGTGTCGGCGGAAGGATGCAAAATATGTTTGCCGCCATCGGTAAGCACCGTGGTGTAGGCAGCGCTCTGCGAATTCTGACGGATCAGGCTGGAAAGTTGGGCATCCGCAGTCTGAAATGCCGTTGCGGCTGAGGTGGCCGCTGTGCCTAGCCCGAGATTGGTCCGCGCCGTCGCAGCACTCGCCAAGTCAGCCAGATTGTTGGCGCTCAGCATGAAGTCCCCGGCCGCGTGGGTAGAAGAGGTGCCAAGCCCCAGATTGGTCCGCGCCGATGCGGCGTTTGCAAGGTCGGAAAGATTGTTTGCCGTCAGCGCAAAGTCACCGGATGCGTGCGTTGCTGAGGTTCCGAGTCCAAGGTTTGTGCGCGCCGTTGCAGCGTTGCCGACATCGGACAGGTTATTCGACGACAGCAACGCTCCAGACGCCGACGATTGGTTGAATGATATCGCAGTTGTTCCGAGCGTGCCGCCGGTGTTCGAAGTGCAGAGCCAGATGGTGTCTGAATTGCTGGTGCCTTCCTCCACGGCAATCAGCGAGCCCGGATAATCATTGTAGGCCGCAAACTCAGTTGACCGGTTGGCTGCGCCGGACGCCGGAACGAGGTAAATGCCGTTTTGGGCCGGGGTGGATTGCGATCGCACCAGCACAAGGTCGCCGGTCACGAGCGTAACCGATGTGTCGACGGTCGATCCGTTGGCGAGCGCGCTGGCCAGATTGACGTTCGCCGTGGTCGCAGCCCGCACCCTGCCCCGCGTACCTAGATTCAGGGCGATGCCGTCGACATATTGCTTGGTGGCCGGTTGCAATGCGCTCGCAGGATCGGCGGACAAGGTCAGCACACCGGTCAGCGTTCCTCCCGACAACGGAAGGAAGCCCGCCGGACCGGTGCCGATCAGTGTTTCGAGTTCCTCAAGGGCGGCCGCCACGTTGGTTGAGACAAGTCCGCTGGCGGTCGATGGCGAGAATGTCACATTGATGGCGCTGGCGAAGCTCCAATTGGCAGCAAAGTCCGCGCTGGAAGTCTTGGTATAGACCATGCCAGCGCTGCCGCCGGTTGCCAGCGCGTTGCCCGGATTAGGCATCATCACAGAATAGTAGTCATGTCCCATGCCGTCATTGGCACCGGCGCTGAAGGTCAGCGCGGACGTATGGGGAAATTCTACGAGATAAGCGGCACCGTTGATGTAGAACGTGTCATTGAGTGAATATGCCGTGCTCGGTGCCCATGCTCCACGACCGTGAAAGGCCAGAACTGGAATCGCGATCGGTCCCTCAGTGGTAGAGTCCGACATATGGAAGGTCAGTTCGCCGAGCGACGATGTGATGCTGACAATGCCGCGCGATGCCGTGATCATGGCTTGCGTCGCCGTGATCCGTAAATCCAGCGTCCAGATATTCTCGTCGCCCTGAAACGACGACAGCTTGACGCCTGACGTATTGGCGGTCCAGCGCCCGCTGATCGGATCGGTTTCGCGATAGTGCAACGTCATGCGGAATTATCCCCTCGCCCCGCGGCGGTTGCAGAAAAAGTTAGGCGGATTGATCGCGACAACGTCGCCCGTTGAGCTAGGGCAGTTCGATATTTCGCGCAGGCGGACTGAATGTCCTGATGTCGCCGACAGTTGCCACGTCGCCGGCACTCCCTGAATTTCTGGCAAACCTTGCGCTATTGAACCGATAGACCGGTTCGCCATATAACGCCTCGGCGGCGCTGACCGGCGCCGGACTTCCGGTGCCGTCATCGTTGATCTTCAAAAATGCGCCGCGGACTGAAGTATTTCTCAGATCGGGAGCGACGTTGGTCCACATCTGGAAGCACTGCATTTCCATGTCGGTCGAGATGCTTATGACCCCCTCACCGGGAACATCCTCAAGGCTTGATTCCATCTGTGGAATGCCAAAGCCAAGCCCGTTTATGCCAATTTTCCATGGCTGAATCGTCGTCGGAGAGCCCGCGTAAACATAGATAGGGCCATCCGGAAACAAACCGGCGTCACTGGTTGTGCCGGGCATCACGGCCAGATCGCCGGTACACGGAACGCCCCAAGAGATACCGAGCCCTGACGTGCTCGGGCTAAAGTCAGGAAGAACGCGACCGTAAAACTCTTGGTTTACGGTCAGCAACGCACCCAGGCCATCGCCGGCGTCTATCGGGCTCCCGACGGTGAATTCCATACTTGTTGGCGAGTAGTCGCGATTATCGACAAAAAGTTGAATTCTCGGTGCGCTGTCGCAATGACCGACCGTAGCGGGCACATACGGGTCGGCTGACGTCAGACCGCGTCCGGAGGCGTTGTTGGTAATGATAGTCGATTCTGACGTATCCACCACCACAAGAATATGATGCCACTTGTCGGCAGATAGCAGGCTGCCGCCGTCGCGCGATGCACCGGCGGTAATCGAGTAGACGCGGTCAGTAGTTAGCAAGTGTCCACCAAAATCAAACTCGTCGACATAGTCCCCGATGGGCGTGAATATTGTGACCGAACGATATCCGCCGGACATGAACACGGTGAGCGAATCAGGTCCTGTTGTGTAGATCCCGCTCGATGCGCGAAAGACCGTCCCGCCACCGAAGAACTCATTCCCCTCATAAGACCGCGAGTCGTTAGCGCCGAAATCGATCATGTCGATCTGATAACCCCGACCGGCAGCATAATCGAAAGTTGCTTGCGGGATTCGCACAAAGAAAGAGATAAGCATCTTGTCGGTGTCGGGTACTGTCGCCGGAACTTGCTGCACCAGACCTGTTTCATTGCCGACGCTAAATTCCGTCGCTGCCGCTCCCATCTGCACATTGACGATCGATTGAAACGGATCGAGCCGCCACGGCGGGTTTATATTATTGTTTCCGACGATCTCCAGCTTTGCTTCTTCGGATTCGTCGATCAGATATTGATTCAGCAGCTTGGTTTGTTTGCCCTCATCGCCGCCCTGTCCGGTCATGGTCTGATTGTTGACCCGGTTTTTTAGAAAGGTGATGACCTCGTGCTCGATCCATTGACCATCGTCCTTGCTGCCGTCCTTGCGAGAATAGCGCTCGGCTGGAGCGACATAAACCTTGCGAGTCGGGTCGGCATCAAAGGCGGCTTGCGCATCGTCGTCGATCGATGTGTCGTAATGCAGGATGCGGCGCTGCTTGACGATGCGCGCCGCTGTGCTCTCTGAATTGTTGAAAGATCCAACCGATCCCTGATCGCCGATGGTCGACCGCATCTTGTCGATAACGCGAACCGGAATCCATTCTTCCGGGTCGGACTGGTCAGGCTCATCCGGCGAGCAGACCTTGATGATCCGCGATTTGCGGGACTTCGGACCGTCCTCCTCGAAATTGTCCGAGTCGGGATCATCAAGCCACTTCAGTCGCCGGACCGAGCCCTGCCAGTTGGTCTCCGCGCTCTGAAAAACCGTCTTGGCCTCGTCGATCCGTTCGATATCGAGCCAGATATCCGGAAGCACGTCACCATTCTTGTTGGTACCGAGAATGCGGATGATGTGCGTTTTACGGTTGGCCGGCGCGTTGGTCATGGATCAGAAGGCCGTCCCGAAGGTCGCGTCCGACTTTTCGTTGTCGTATTGCGTCATGTAGTTCGACTGCCGCGACGCATAGCTGCCGGTGAAGGTCTTGCCCTGCCCACTGCGGCCGAATTGAAGCCGGACATTCGGAACCCCAACCTGCCCCGCATTGAAATACTGCCGCGGCGGCGACACGTCGTTGGTCTGGAACGGACGGATGATGGTCTCTAAGGTCATGGTGTGCTCGCCGCCTCCAGATTGATGCCCTGCGGTGCCTGCAATTTCGTCGTATCGATCTTGTAGACGTCAAAGAACGGCCCGGAACTCACCGGTTTGATCTGGGCATCGTAATAGATCGGGTTCCGTTGCAGCGCGCGGGAGATCGAGTTCGCGTTGGCAAGGATCTCGATTTTCTGATTGATGATCGACTGCGAAATCGCCGTCACCGGAATCTGGGCGGTTTGCGCCGCCTTCGCCATCGAAGCAAACGAGCTCATGATGGCGCGGCGCTGATCTTCCAGCGAACCTTTGATCCCTTCGGTGACGACGATCTGATCCTTATCGAGCGGGAATACCAGCCCGTCATCATCCGGCGCCGCGATCGGCGGCGAATAGCCGACGTCCGTCAGTGTTGATAGGACGATCGTCTGCCCCGTGAACTGCTGGTAGTCGTCGTCGATATAATCGGTATCGATATAGACGGGCTCGCCAGCGACTTCCTCGACCGCGCCGCCGTAGCCGATCGCGCAGCTGACCGTGAAATGGCAGATCGCCTCGCCGCTGTCGCCGTTCACGCTGAGCTCGGCCTGGGTGATCTTGCCCAGCGCCACGCCGCCGGGAATTCTTCTTGTATCGTGAAGCGTCGCGGTCTTGCGGCAGGACAGCGATATGCCGCGCTCGAACGCGCAGTCAGCGACGATTTCGACCGCCCTCGACCGCATCAGCATATGCGCCCGGCCAATTGCGATCAGGTATTGCAGGCTCTTTTGCCCCCGTTCCGACGGGAAATACGACCGCGACCAGACGTTGCCGGGGGTACCACCGGCCGGGATATCGCCGGACCCGATGGACACCCAGACGATACCGTTGTCGGAGGTCTGCGCGTGCAGCGCGGTGTTCGACCCGAACGGCGGGATCATGCCGAGCGCGCCGGTGGTGCCGCCGCTCTTGGCGAGGAAATAGGTCTTGCCGTCCGGCAGGATGTTGCCGAGGCAGGTCCATGTCACGCTGCCGTCGACGATGGTGGCGCCATACGAGGTCGGCCACGCCGGCTCCTTGATGTCGGTGGTGCCGTCGAGCGTCGCGGTGAAGAAGTAACCGTTTGACCCCTGCACGATCTGGTAGAGCGAGATGCCAACACCGACTTGCGGAAACTGCGCCAGCCCGGGCTGCAGCGTCACCTTCCATGTGGTCCACAGCGGCAGCCGAGGCAGGATGACCTCGCCGGCCGGAACGTGGCTGACCGGCGTCCAGTCCGGAGCATTCTCGGTCGGGGTCGCCGTGCCGAGCGAGGACCATACGGCTGTGCCGTCAGTGGTTGGATCGCCTGGAATATCGCTGAAAGCCGGCTCACTGGTGCCGGCATGGCCGGCCGTGGTGCATATCTGCACGCTGCGCCCGCCTGGCAGCAGTGGATCATCTGGGAAGATGATCTGGTCGACGGCGACGTCGGCACCGGAGACCGTGGTCCAGTTTAATAGGTCGATGATCGGAATGCCGACATCGGCGCCCTGCTTTGTAATCGTCTCCGAATTCTGCGTTACCAGCGCATCGTTGATGATGGCCTGCAGGTCGGCCTGCAGCATGATCAGCACCCGCTCGGTGCGCTGGCGCGCGGCGTCGTAGCGCAGCACCAGCGACGTGTTGACCTGCCACAGCGGGCAATAGACCAGTGCGATATCCGCGCTGGCCGGAACATTGAGCGGCGATGGATCGCCATCGCCATCGACGGCGAATGGATCGATCTGGCCCGGCTGTATTTTTGCGGTCAGGACGTAGGAGAGATAAGGCCCGACGAGTTGCGGGACCGTCGTCGAAATGCTGAGACTGAGTGAATCGCCATCCTCATGCTGCTTCTCTTGATTGGTCCAGCTATAGCTGCTGCTTCCCGTCAGCGCCGAAATGATGCCGAAGACGTCAACCGCGATCGAATACTGCACCGACCAGCCACCGTCGAGCGACTGCAGCGGCTTTGGCCAGTCCGAGATAATGCCGTCGCCGCCATAGGACTGGATCACCCGGTTGCCCATGTCGACGAAGCCGCGCGCGGTCTGGGTCCAGCTTACCGTTGCATCGATCAGCACCGCAGTTAGCGGAGCCTCCTTCAGATGCATGTCGAAACCGTCATAGAAAATATCGTCGGCGGGCAGGTCCTCGTTGCCGTCCTCGCCGGTCAGGATGTCGCTGACGCTGACAACTAGCGTGATCGGATCGACATGCCAGAGCGCTGAATTTGCCTCCAGGATGGAGTCCGGATCGTCGCGCTTGCCGACATCGAGGAAAACCTTGTCGTAAAATCCGGTAACCTTCAGCCCTTCGGCAACGTTCTGTTGCTGCTTGAAATAGTCCACCGGCCACGACACAAACTGCAGCTTAATCACTTCCGAAAAGATACCGGCCGGTGTCGCCACCACCCGACCATTGAACAGCGGAACGATGCCAGCGGTCGTTCCGGTGTCCCACGACAGCCAGATCCATGTTTTCCGGCTCGGGTTGAGGATGCCGATATGCGGGTTACGGATCTCAACCTCGAGCTTTGGCTTATCGCCCTCGGTCAGGATCCGACGCAGCGAGAAGACGTATTCGTCCATGACATTGTGGACGGCAGGATCGAACGCCGCGCCGGCGTCGACCCACGCGAAATAGAACGGGCCAGCCGCGATCGTCACTCAGACTTCCTCAAGGCTGATCGACCAGTCGTTGTCGGCTTCCCATTCGGCAAAACCGACGCTCAAACCCGTCACCAGAAAGACGATCTGCGGCCGGTAGAACGTCCAACCATTCTCGGTGAACGAGCTGCCGGACACCACTGTCCGCGATGGACTGCCGCCTGCCGTGGCGTAGGACAGCAGATAGGCGCAATCGATCACGAGCTGCGCACCGGGAAACACCTTGTCGATCGCCGGCGGCCGCACGGTGCGGGCGCTGATCTGCGAGGCATATTTGCGAAATTTTGGCTGCGACAGGTCGACCAATTGCCCGTTGATGGTGCGGCGCTGCGACTTTGACGCCCCGATCGGCGTCATGGTCTGGGTCAGTTCGCGCGCCGAATAGAACGGCAACAGGTCGTTGTCGCCGGCATCCGCGATCGCCAGAATCGAGCCCTTTGTGTCGAGAATGTTCGTCACCGCGACGCGCCCCCGTGCCAGCCGGGCTTCTTGCCGGCCGAGAACGTCTTAGCTTCGATCGCTGCGGTATTCATGTGGCGCAGCGTGTCCTCATGCGTGATCACGCGATGGTCGCCATGGTCGGTCCGGAGATCGACGGTGCCGTAATGCGACAGGTCCATCCCACCGCCGCCCGATGCGCCGAAATCGCTCAGCGCCGGCGCCGAGAGGTCTGGCAGGCCGCCTAGCGCGAGATGCGGGATATCGATCAGGCCGCCATTGGCGAGCCCCATCGCATTGGCGGCGTGCAGCTTGGCGACGCCAACGCGATCCACGGCCTTTTTATTGAGGACAAACTCCCCATCGCTCAGCATCGCCGGAATCGAGTCCGAGGTCGACGTCCCGGGGCCGCTGACATGGCCGCCGCCATCGAAGTGCCGAATGAGACCGCCGCGCGCAGCGTGAGCCGTAGTGCCGCTATCCGAGGACTGCAGCCGACCGACCGCATCGGCCACCGCCTGTGCCAGCGACGCCAGGCCGCTGCCGGCGCTATCCGCCGCGGAGCCGAGATCGGCGACCGCCTTGGTGGCGTCGTCCGGGCTTTGTTCCCCTTCGCCGCGGATCCCGCCGCCGACGGCCGGACCATCCTGCTTGAGGTCGGGCTGCTTGGTCACTGCCCCGAGGAAGGATTCAAAAACCTGTTTTGCTGTGTCGCCAAGGCTAGCGACCTGTTGCAGATCGCCAGCCTCGCTGCGTGGGCCGTTGGTGACCGGCGAATAGTTCGGGTCTTTCGAGAAGTCGTAAGGCCGGGGCGCCTCGCCACCGATTGGATGGAAGGCATCGCTCTTGCCGCCGAACAGCGTCGAGCCTTCCTCGATCGATAGGCGTCTTTGATCCTCGGCGGTCGGCTTGGCAACCTCAGGGACTTCGGCCGGGTGATCGCTCTCCGGCTTTGCATCTTCCTGACCGACAGTGCCCGGATCTGTGGCCGCCTTCTTGAGAAAGGTCATGGCCTCGCCGAACGGATTACCGCCTTTGAAGCCAGTCGCGCCGCTGCTGCGGAGATATCCGACCAGCCGGCCGATAAAGTCACCATGATCGCCGGTGAAGACATCCTTCAGGCTCTCGGACGATTGGGATTTCGGCGCAATATCCTCTGGCCGTACAGGTCCTGTAAATTTGCTGCCGCCGGGCTCATACTCTTTTGGGTGCAAAAACTTCTCGTAGTGATCCGTCACCCCATCGATCGCGCGCGCGACACCGTCGATCTTCTGCGCCAGACCTGCGCCAGCTCCTGTAAATTCTTCAGTGAGCCGCTTAGCGCTAGCGCCAAGATCCTCGAATGCCTGCGAGACGCTGCGGGAGGACTCGGCAGCCTTTACCGCATCCGGCTCGACGTTGCCCAGGCCATGGATCACATCCTCTGGCGAAATCTTGCCGCCATTTTGCAGAAAACGCTGTGCGTCCTGCTGGTTGCCAAAGTGCTGCGGCAGCGACTGCGAAAGCTTGTCAGCGGCGCCATAGGACTGCTCGGAAAGCCCCTGCAGCGCTTCCGAGGTCAGCCCTTTTGACTTCCGCAGCGAGGACAGCAAAGCGTCGCGCGCGGCGGCTGGGTCTTCGGCCTTGCCGGCCTCCAACAACGATGTCAGCGACCGGTTGGCGGCGCGCAACTTTTCGTCGCTGAGATTTCCGAACTGCTGAGAGGATGCGCTGCCGGGGGGCGGCTCGCTGGTCAGCTTGCCGTCTGGTCCTTCGAACCGGGTTGGATGGATGACGTGTCCGTTATTGTTCAGTTCATTGCGCAGCCGCAGCAGCTCCTGCAGGCCGCCGGTCAGTTTGTCGGGATCGGTTCCGAGCTTTTTGGCATCTTCCTCGATCCCCTTGAACGCGCCGGATCCGGCGCCGAGATCGGTCAGCTTTTTCTTGGTCGTCGCGGCCTGGTCCGCGAGCTTCGCCAGCCCGACGATCGCCGAGCCGACGATGGCGGCGCCAAATGCCACGAAACCGGCGCCGGCGACGCGCGCGAGGGCGCCGAGATTGCCAAGCCCGAGACCGGCCTGCTCCAGAATGGGATGCAGGGTATGCAGCACCTCACGCAGACGCTCCGCGGCAATCTTGCTTTGCTCCGTCTTGCCACCAAGGCCGCCAAATGATTCACCGGCGCGCCGGATGCCAGACGCGGATTCTTCCGCGGCCTGCTTGACCTTCTTGAAGGATTTGTCGCCCTCGAGCCCGATCGATTCCAGCTGCTTGGCGACCTTGTCCGCACCCTCGAGCGAGACGCGATGGACGATCTTGTTATCAGCCACGGTCGGATTCCTCCCACGCCTTGGCGTAGAGCGCATCAATCTGTCCGTCAGCCTTCGCCACGACAGCCGAAATATCGAACCGCTTCGGGTCGGTCACGGACGAGACGCCGACAAACACCGGACGCCACTCCTTGTCTTGCTTCGAAAAGTGGCGATTGCCGCGCTTCGATGGCAGCGCCAGCACGCCGCCGGATTTCCCGACGCGTACCTGGCCGAACAGAAGCGGCTTAGAACCGCGCTTGCCGCTGCGCAGCGGCCCGATCTGGTTGGTGAAATCCTTCGGCGTCCAGCGCTTACCGCGCGCCTGCAAGGGAAGGTTTGCGTCAATCGGCAACCACAGCAGGGGATGCCCGGAAACCGGCTGCGGATCCTCGAACTGCCCAGCCCATGGCACCTTGTGATAGGCGAACACCACCGGATTAAGCGCATCTCCCGATGACGGATAGAGATTGACCCGGAACGCATTCTGGAACCGCGACGAAAACCCGCCAGCACCAATCGCCGCGCGGCCGTCCCGCTTGATGATATCCTGCACGCCGCGCATCGTTGCGGTTGCAGCCTTGGCAAGACGGGCCTTTTCCGCCTTCATCATCTTCGGATAATCGCCGATGATATCGTAGCGCAGAGCCATTTACCGGTCCCAATCATCAAAGGTCTTCTTGACCTCGTCGCCCTTGCCGCGCGCGACGAGTACGGCGAGCGAGAAATCGCGCTTCAGCCGTTTCTGCGCCATCCGGGCGAAGGCGGACGCCTGCTTTGGCGTGTAGCTCCAGATGTCTTCGGCCGAATGCCCGCAATGGATCAGGAACTCGACGAGTCCGGCGTATTCGGCGCTGATGTTTCTGGCGGGTCTTGGTTTGTTTCGGGCGCGCGGATCATTTTTAGAACGCCCGCGAGGAAAGGGCGGGCACTCTCACCCGCAAAGGTGATTTCGAACATCTTGGTAAGGATATCGATCTGCTGACCGGTTGCAGCCTCGTCAAAGGTTTTGAGGACCATCGCTTCATCGCGAAACTGCTTCCAGAATTCCCAAAATCGCGGCTTGGCCGGAGCAGCGAAACCGACAGCAAAGACTGCCAGCATGGCGTCCGGTGCCGACACCATCAATCCTGCAAGATCCATCTTACCCGCAGCCAACGCCAGCAATTCGGGAAAACGCAGCACTAACTCTGTCAGCTTGCGCAACGATAATCCGGTGATCTCCACCGTCCCGCTACCGAGCGGAACGGTCTTTGTCGCCGGTGCGATACTCTGCATGTCCATGAGAAACTTACGCGAGCGGAGCGGTGTAGACCGAACCGGTGCCGAGATAGTCATTCAGTTCGCTTGGAGTCGCGACTGGCGCATCTCCAGTGGCGCCGGACAGGGAGCGAACGGTGCCAAAGGCTCCCAGGGTGGCATCGATCAAGATGTCGCCGGATAGTGGAAGGGGAGCAAAATCATCGCTGCCCAGGAACTGGATTGTATCCTTGGCATTGATGAACACGCTCGGCAGGATGACCTCCCATCGCGCGCCAACGGCGTTGGCACCAACGAACTTCATCTGGCGACGAACCACGGAAACGCCGATCTTGATGTAGCTGCCGACGCTGTCGGTAGCGGTCTCGCCGAGTAGAGCCATCAGGATATTGTCCTCGACCCATTCATCCAATTTGGTCGCGAAAGTCATTTCGACCAGCGTAGGAACGACCAAGTCGATCCGCTTAAACGGACCTTGCGTATTCTTGTGTTTGATCACCGTCGGATTCGGAGTGATACTCCAGTCCTGCACGTTGCCGATATGGGTCCAGACAGTCATTTGGTCTCTCCTTCGAAAGTTTTCATGTGGGATGGCTGCATGAGGCCCGTGCAGGCGGGATTCGCGATCAGAACTGACTCGGGCGCAGCAGGTATGTGAACTCGAACCTCATCGGCGCCTGCGCCAACGTGAGATATGCCGCGGCGAAGTTGTTATCGATCCCGACGTATCGGCCGCCCTCATTCTTCACCGTAAGCAACGCCAACTCTGCGTCCGCCTCGATGGCCTTGATGATCTTTCCGCGCCTGGCAGATAGATCGGAGCCGACATCCTTTGACTTCGCAATCGACCCCACGACTGCGAGCGGGTACATCTTCATTTGCCGTTGTGACAATTTCGGCCTCTTCGAAAGGCCTCCATCGTCAAAGAGAACCTCTTCGCCGTCGACCAGAACGAGCTGCTGCAGCGACCCGTCGTCGTTGAGAAGCTTATTTCGCGCGACGTCGCTCTCGCCCGGGATTGACTGCATCACAACCAGCAACCGAGCCAGGATGGCTTCGCGAATATCTTCCGCCATCACACCGAATCCACCGCTTCAAGTATCAGGTAGAGTTCGCCGGGCCCTGACGGGCTCGGCTTCGGCTGTATCGCGACGATCGTCCAATTACCGCTATTGAAGCGGATAATTCCCTGCTTCAGGTCTGCGCGCACCATGCCCTTTGCCGAAATCTCGCTCATGCGCACTACCGCTGCCGGCTTGATGGTCGAAATCGATATGCTATTTCCCTCATCGATTACGACGCCTTCGGTCTTGTCGATCACGGTCAGAGGAATTTCGGACGCGTCGGTCGCCGGCGTAAGCAGCGCCGGGACGCCGAGGACCGCATAAATCGGATCGTAAAGCAGCGCTCCAAAATCGATCATGCCGGGTCCGGATTTGCCGGATTGGCGACAAGCCGCCGGATAAAGTCGACCGCCGCCGACGGATTGCTCGCTCGGATGGAGCCGAACAGCGGCCCCTCCATAGCTACCGACGTGTCAAATTCCGCAGTCCATGTCGTTCCCGCGGTATCGCTGCTCATGGTGAGCGGCCCGTGAGTGCCAATGACACCGGTGGAATCCGTATAGGTCAGATACATATCAACTGCGGACGGCGCCACGGCATTGCCATTAGCGTCCTTGGGGCTCGCGACTACCCTCATGACGTTCCCGCGGACAATGACGTCGCTCATTTACGATGCCTCGATATCAAGATCGATTGATGCGCTCTGAACGACATCGAGATCGGCGCTTGTAGTCGCGATATCAAGCGGTGTGCTGCTTGCCGATATCACAAGCTGAATAGACGCGATTTCAACCGGCTCATCCGCCATCGATCACTCGGGCGGAAGGTTTGAAATCTGACCAAGTTCGGCCAGGACTGCATCAGCCTCGTCCGCAATCGTCTTGGCCATTGAACCCGTGACCTGCTGGGTCTGCAGCTTGGCGTCGTTCAACTTCTGGACTGCCTCGCCGACCTTCGCGAGACCATCCGATCTCGCCTGGGCGATACCGGCGCGGGCCTCTTCCATCATGGCGCGAAGGCTGGCGGCGAAGCTTCCTGGAGCGGGCGCTGTCATCGATGTGACTTTCGTTGAGGACAATTCGGCGATCGCCGATGCAAGGTGACCGTCAAGCTGCTGTGACGGCGAAAGGACGGGGGCGGCAGGTTCGGCCCCGGGCGTCGACAGCACTGGATTTTGAATGGTTCTGGACGTCGGCAGGAAACTCACGGGATCACCTTCTCTGCTCAGTTCGTAAACGGCCTGCGCGAGATCGCGGGCATATCGGCTAAATCGAAACCGGTTAAACGGCCTCGATCCTCTCATAGGCAAGCCATGTGCTATCGACGTGCACGATGGGCGCGCCACCATGGGCGAGTTCGTCGAGCACGCGGGACACATCGACAGTGTCTCGGCCGTTGTCATCGTGAAAGACGATGATGCCGCCAGGTCTGACTTTTGCCTTGGCAAGAGCATAGTCGCGCCTCACGCCGCGCGCGGAATGATCGCCGTCGATGAAGGCCGCGTCTGCGTCAGGCAGATCATCGGGCGCGAGATCGTGTGAACCGCGCCCTGCGAGCAAGAGGCGGAAGCGCGGGTCGTCCAGGGCGAGTTCTCCTGGCCGGTCCGGCACCTCGCGGCTCTGCACCTGTTTCTCGGGCACGTAGCCCGGAGGCACGTCGATGCCGACATAGCGCTCGATACCGGGCACGTTGCGCAAAATCGCTTTCGCCGTCCGACCGGAATTGGCGCCGAATTCGATGACGGATCGTGGGCGAACGCTTCCGATCAGATGGATCAGTGCCGCCAGCTCACCCTGGTGTACGTAGCGGGTGTGCAGGCCGGTCAGATCGACCGGCGCCATCTCGGGCAGCGTGACGCATCGCCGCCGCGGCGGCACATAGGCGGGCGCAACCGATTGCATCGGCGCGGGCGATCGTCGGGCGAGCGTGGTCACCTTAGCCAACTCCCCATTTTTCGCGCGCGATCCGCTCGGCCTCGGGGCTGACGGGGCCGCCGCCAAGCCGGGCAACGCGATCGGCGCCGGGCCAGATCAGGTAGGCCTTCGCATCGTCGGGAGCGTCGTGAAGGCTGCTGCCGGAACGGCCTGACCCGTCGGTCCAGAAATATTGAATCGATTGCCTGCGATATTTTTGTGGAACGATTTTTGACGCCATCGCCCTCTCGTGCAGGCGCAGCGCAGCGCCGCCGACCAGGCCCAGGGGCCACAACGCCCACAATAGCAACTCACGCCGCGCGATCATCAAAGCTCCCATCGCTGGCGACAAAGGCGTTCACCATCGCCAGCGCGCGCGGCAGATCGATGGTCTTGTCGCCGACGTCGTCATGCCTGAAATCGTCACAGGGATGGACCGGCTCGATGCCGAGATACGGGGAAAGCCGCGCGCCGGCGGAGAACGAATAGGCGCGCTCATAGCGGCCAAAGGTGCAGATTACCGGTGTACCCACCGCTTGGCTCAGGATCACGGCAAACCCGGGCGAACAGAACGTTAACGCGGCGCGCGCGAACAGCGCCGCCATAACCTCGAAGTCCAACTCCCCTTGGTGCAGCGTCACATCGGCTGCGACCGGGCGCCCAACAATCCATTCGATGCCGGGCACAAGGTCAGCCAGTGACACCACGAAGAACCGGTCTCGCAGTGAAGCGAACAGTTCAGAATAGCCGGCGTGATCCGGATTCCTGGCCGCGCAGCCGCTCCACTCCTTCCGCTCAACCAGCGGCCGGTAGATCAGGATCGGCTTCGACGGTCGCCAACCCGCAATCAGCGTGTCGACGCGATCGAACCATGTCCGCGGCAGCGGCAGCCGGAAGTCGGCGGCAGCCTCATCACAATTCAGGCTGGCACACATTGCCGCCAGCACCGAGCCGCGGCGACGCACCTCCTCCGGCCGATACCAGGCCTGCATATGCGGCACCTTCACCGGTGCCGGGAGCTTCGTGAACAACGCCGCCTCGCGCTCCGCATTCTTGGTTTGGGTGCGCAGCGGCGTTGCCTTGCGTACAATCTTGAGCCCCTGCCCGATCAGATCCCAATACGGCGCCACCCACGACGATTCCAGCCATACATCATGGCGTTGCATCAACTGCCGCAGCGCCGCGCGCTGGTGCAGATTGTCGCCGAGCCCGTGCATCCCTCTGACCAACAGGGCCGCCTTGTTCATGCGTTCACGCATTCCGTTTTGAGATAATCGGCCAAACTCATGATCGGCCATAAAGAGATTTTGGAACCCGGCGACGCGTTGACGAGTTCGACGCCGCGCTCGCGCAGCGGCTCGACGAGCGTCGCCAACTCCTCGCGCTGCAATTTCCAGTTGGCTTCGATCTGGCCCCAGTTATGCGGCCGATGATGGTGCGTGCGACCGTCCTCGGCTGGACCACCATCGAGCCCAAGCGTCACGACGCGCGCGGCGCCGAGATGAACCGCTAGATTGATCGCCGCCGTCATTCCCGTCTTCAGAACCGTCAGTTCCGACCGATTGACCGCAAGTCCCGGTGGATACCTGCGCTGTAGCAGCAGAATGCCCGGCTGATTTTTGACTTCGTCGGATGTGGTTATGACGCGGCCTTTGAACTCGGCGACCGACGGCTTGTTTTCGCGCCACCAGCGGCCGTCCGCGAAATACAGCAGGTCGGCGAACGGCGCGACGCCGCCACTCGAATTGACGGCGATGACCTTGCGGCCGCGCAATAACTCGATGTCCTGGCCGGTGACGGAGGGACCGCCACCGACGATGAAGACCGTCTCGCCCTGCCATTCGGGCGCGACGGTCCACCAGGTCGTCGGCATCGATCGCTAACGGATCAGCTGCCGACGCCGCGCAGCAGCGTCTTGGGCTGGGTGCAGATGTTGATCGGGTTGGACTGCATCTCCAGCATGCGGCCCTTGTCGTTCAGCATCGCATACTGCTTGGCGTAGCGCGGCAGGCCGATGGTATTGACGGTCTCCTCATAGTCCGCCGGCGCAAACCGGGTGAGGAACAGGCCCGGGACGCCCTCGACGACGAAGCGGCATTCGGTATCGCCGATGAACGCGCCGCCGGCGCTGGCCGCGGCGGCTTTCGAGCCGGTGCGGTAGCGCTCGAAGGTGATGCCGCCGAACTCGAATTCCTTGGCACTGGGATCGCCGCGCAGTTCCTGCGCCTGCACGGTGTTGAGGTAGGTCTCCTTGACCGACTTGTTCTCGATCAGGTTGCTCCAGAAGGTCTTGCCGCAATAGCCGCGAATGCCGCCATAGCTCGCCGCCTGGAGTACGTCCTCGATCGTGGTGATGACCGAGAGGGTGAGCTGCCGGACCTTGGTGGTGTCGGTGGTCAGCGCGAAGGCGATATCGGCCGGCGCGCTGATGCCATAGGTGGCGAACAAGTCGAACATGGCGCCGCCGTTCTTGTCGGTGATGACGCCCTTGATGGCGCCGACCCGCTGGTGCTCGAGGGTGGTATCCAGATCGCGGAAATGCCGGCCCATCTTGACGTCGACCCGGTTCTGCACCGTTTCCAGAGCATTGTTGATGCCGAGCATGCGCACGCCCTGCACCTCGTCCGCCATGACCGCGTCATCGCGCTGGAAGTGCGGGATCACGAACGAGCGCATGCTGCGCTTGTCCTGGGCGATCGCTTCGCCCGGACCGCCGCGCGGCGATGGTGCGATCATCGACAGCGAGCCGTTGAGCTCCTCGACCAGGATTGTCGTGGTCGGCACGCCGTCCTCCTCGAACAGGCCGGAGGAGGAGACCTGGCCGGGCACAAAGGGCATCCGGTTGGCGGACGCGGTCAGGCTGACCACGGTGAAGGGGTCTTCATTAAAGACGTCGAAAACTTCGGACATCGTGGTCTCCGGGGGGTTGGATTTGGTTGTGGTTTCGAAAAAGGATCGGGTCGCGCGCGGGCTTAACGAACGACGATGCCGACGGCTTCGAGCTGGGACGCCTTGGCGGCCTTCTCGTTGTCGGTATCGACCGTCGCTTCATAGGAAAGGGCGGCGGCGGCGACGACCGATGCGCGGACCAAAACGACCGCATCGACATCGGCCAGCGTCGGATCGATCGGATAGAGGTTGATCGCAACGGCGGTCTGTGACCCGTCGGCGCCGGACGCCGGCGACGGCACAAACTTGCCGCCCGAGGTGAGCTTGCCCAGCACCGTCATGGCGTTGATTTTGGCGGCGCCGGTATAACCGCCGTGCACCGTCACCACCTTGCGGGAATACTGGGCTTCCTCCTCGAAGATAACGCCTTCCGCCGCGTGGCGGCCTTCGGTCAGTGTCGTCATTTCACTGTCTCCTGTTGTCCGCTGCGCGGGGGTTTTTGGGAAAAAGGTGGGGCCCCCGGCGTCGCCGCCGGGAGGCGTTTTATCGGGCCTTGCCGGCGACCGCGGCGCGGCGGCTGCCGTAGACCGCGGACGGGTTGAGACCTTCGGCTTGCTTCGCCGAAGCTTCGCTGTCGCGCGGTGCGGGGCCGCCGAGCGCCAGCGCGGTATTCGAGCGCTCCGCAAGGGAGGGAACGGCCTTCTCGGTCGAGGCCTTGGGCGATTTGGCGAGGATCGCGACGGCGGCTTCCGCCGCGGTGTCGGTATCGAACGCCAGATGTTTGGCCAGATCCTTGCGGCCCTTGGCTTCCTCGCTGCCGAGAATGGCCTTGATCCGGGTCTGCGCGGCAGCACCGGCTTCCTTGGCGCCGTCGCCCTTGGCCTTGGTAACCGCCGCTTCATGGTCGGCCAGTGAAATGCCCGCAGCGGCGGGCGCACCTTCGGAATTGTCCATTTTGGCTCCTTTGGTTGGGATGGACGTGGTGCGGGCAAGCCCGCGGGAGAGATCGGCGAGCGCGGTTTCGAACGTGCCAACAGCGTCGGCGAGGCCGCGGTCGACCGCTTCCTTGCCGAGAAAGGTTTTGGCCTGGGTGTCCCGGACCGCCGATGGCGACAGCCCCTTGCGGCCGGACGAGACGGTCTTCACGAACAGCGCATAGAAATTGTCGACCTCGGCCTGCAGATCGGAGCGCACGGCATCGGACAAGGGTTCGAACGGGTTGCCGTCGACCTTGTGGGAGCCTGCGAAAATCAGCGTCGGCGTCACACCTTCCGCATCGAGGAAACGCGAATAGTCGGCATGCAACATGACGACGCCGATCGAGCCCGACATGCCCGTCGATGTCGTGACGATCCGGTCCGCCGCAGAGGCCAGCGCGTAGGCCGCGGAAGCTGCCATGCCATTGACCACAGCGGTGACCGGCTTCTGCTTCGCTGCGGCGCGGATCGCATCCGCCGCCTCAAAAGCGCCGACCGCCTCTCCGCCGGGGCTTTCGATGTCCAGCAGGATCGAGCGCACCTTGGGATCGTTGACAGCGCTGCCGACCTGAAACTTGATGCCTTCATAGGAGGTTTCGCCGGAGGAAGCGCCGATCCAGGCGCCGCGGTTGATCAGCGATCCCGTAATGGTGACGACCGCGATGCCGTCTGAAGTCCTGCGATAGGGCAGCCCGCCAATGGCCCGGCCATTGGCATCGCGCTCGGCGCTGTCGCCGACAAAGCGCGACGCCGACGGCCCCAGCATCGCAACACGCGCCGACGGCGGCATCGCCTCGATATGAGCCTCGGCCTGGCGACGCATGTCGGAGATATCGCCAAGCGGAATACGCCCCTGCAAGACGCCGAGCACGATCGGCAGCTTGTCGGGATGCACCAGCAGCGGCCGGTTCAATACCCGTTCGGCGATCCGCGCGAGTATCGTCATGCGATCGGCGCCATGTTGCGGCCGATATGCTCCATCGCATCGGCAATGCGCAGGACTGCGCCGACGACCGCCTTGCCGAGAGCGAGTGCGGCCTCTTGCCCGGCCTGATCGTCATCGCGTTTAATTGCGTCAACGAGCTTGGCGAAGGTTGCCTGCAGTTCCTGGTCGGTCATGATCTTTCCCTTCAGCGCGCGACGAAGGCGCGGCGGCGCCCGGTGGTCGCGCCGGACTTTCTGGCGCAGTCGGAGGAGGCCTGCAGATAAAGCGCCTGCAGCGCCTGGAAATTGGCCTGGGAGAAGGTCACCATCTCCTCGCCATGCTTGACGGTCGCAACCGCCTGCCCGGCCGCCACCTTGTAGAGCTGCGGCGCCAGCCATGCCGTGACCGCGCACGGATCAGTCCAGTCCGGATCGGCCATCAGTCGGTTTCCTCGTTCGAATCCTTGCCCGAACTGTTCGAATTATCCTTTGAAGGTGCATCGCCCGTCAGAGCGAGCGCAGCCTTCATGTCGGCCGGCGCCGCAAATACGGTGCCTGGCCCGAGATCGCCGTCATAGTCGCGCTCCCTGCGCCGTTCATCGGCGGCATCTTCAGGGTCGACGCCATATTTGCGATAGACCACGGATTTCGGCAGGCCTATTTCCAGCTCCAGCTTGGCCGCCAGCGCCGCCTTGAGCTCGTCGGCCTGCGGCATCGTCGGGCCGCGCCAGAACGCCTGGCAGGCCGCCTCGCGGTTTTCCAGAAAGCCTTTGACCCCGCCGGGAAACGGCGTATCGCCATTCTCGATGTCTTCCTCGAGGAACGCCTCGTAGACGTCCTGCGCCAGCGGCGCCACGATGTTGCGGCGGCGATACAGGATCCTCGGCCAGTTGGTGGCGATGCCCATCTTGCTGGACGAGAACGTCGCACCGGCCCAGTCGCCGGTGTATTCCTCGTACGTAACAGCGGCGGCGCGCGAACATTCCCGCAGCAGAAATTTGGCGAACTGGTCGTAATTACCGTTCGGATGTTCGGAACGGAAGAACTGCAGCTCGTCGCCGGGAAAACCGTGCAGGATCTTGCCGTGCTGGGAAAGATTGATATCGGTTTTCTTGTACCACTCGGATTTTTCGAGCTGCAGGCTGAGAAATTTCGAGTGCTGTTCGCTGCCCGACTGCATTGCGTCGAGGGCGTCCTCTCCCGTTCCGGAAGACTTGAACATCGCCGCGAAGATGGTCTGGATCAGTGCGGTAGTCAGCGTCGCGTCTGCGAGCTGGTCAAATTGCTTGGCCACCTTGAGCACGGAAATAAACGGCGTGATGCCGCGGGTCTGCTCCGGCTCGCCGTCAAAAATGTGTACGACCATCGGGCGGCCGTAGCCGTCCCGCGCCGGGAATTCCTGTTCGACCAGCGAGCCGTAGGTGGTCATCACCTTGAGGATATAACTGACCGGATGGCCGTAACTGTCGATGCGCACGCCCTGCTTCAGGTAGGCAAGCTCGGTGCGATCCGACATCCGCCAGGCCGGAAGTAATTTCAGCTTGGAGCGCCATTGGCTGCCCGGCCGCGAGATCAGCGGCAGCGTCGCCAGGATTTCACCGGTCGCCATCCAGTGCCGGTAGGCCTGCGCCAGCAACTGACCAAACCATGAGCGGCCCGTGGCATCGACGCTGAGCTTGCTTTCGGCATAGACCGAGAACCGCGCCTCAACCTTGCGCGCCCATTGATTGGCGTCGGCGAGCGACCAGCCGAGCGCCGCCGCGTTGGGCTTGGCGTTGAGATGCAGGCCCTCGGCGCCGACCACCGAGGAGGTTGATTGATCGACCGCCCCCGACAACCATCCGGAATTCTGGAACTGATCGACGGTGCGCGCGGTGGCCAGCCGCCATACCTGACGGACGTCGTCGGAGGCATCGCGCAACGCCGGATTCCAGCGGAACAGATGCGGCGATTCCATGCCGTGCATGTCGTGCATGAAGCGCGACTGCGGCTGCGGCCGCGACGGCAGTCCGGCCGGGAACGCCATTCCGCCCGCCGGCACGCGAATCCGGGGCTTTGCAACTGCTAAAGCTGTCATGTCTACCCGTTCAGGAGCCGGCCGATGTCGGCGATGTTGTGGACATTGGGTTTGGCGGGGTGAGCCGCCGTCGTGGTGGCGTCGCGCGCGGGATCAAACAAATCCGCCGTGCCGTTTTCGTTGATCTTCTCGCGCTCGGCCCTCAACGCTGCCCAACTCTCCGCCGTCCGGGTGTACCAGCCGCAGCGAACCGCGGCGGCTTCCGCGTACATTTCGGTATCGAGCACTTCGTTGCGGTCGTGGTCCTTGCGCCAGAAGGCGCGGGGAAAGCCTGAGCGCTTGTCGACCGCGACTTCGCGTTTTTCCGCGGTGAGCTGGCGGTAGAATTCGTCGTCAAGCCCTTTCGGGTAACCGCAGAACCCGCGCGCGAGCGGATCAGGACGTCGCATCACCTCATAGAGCGAGGATTTCAGCGCCGAGACACCGACATTGTAAAACCTCTTCTGCGTCTTGCGCGTGGTGCCGTCCGGCTTGCGTTCGGTTTTGGTCAGCGCCAGCGGCGGCGCCAGGTCGGACTTGGCACCGCGGACCACAATCACTTTGGTCCAGGGATGGCGCTTGGCCCAGGCGAACACGTCCTTGGTATAGGCGTTGCCGTCAATCGCCAGCATGTCGATGCCGCGGGCATTGCCGAAGGCGTCGGGAAAGGTTTTCGTCAGCAGTTTGTCGAGGGCGGCGGCGGCTTCGCCTTTTTCGTCGCCGATGAAATGCGGAATGATCTCGTAGTCGACGGTGTAACGACGAAGGTGCTCGCCGAACGCCTTGATGTGAACCTCAACCCGGTCGCCCTGGACGTCGACCCCGAGGCAGACCAGCAATCCTCCCGGCGGGATTCTCCCGCGTTCATAGGTCGGTGCATCCGGTAGTGAATTTCCATGTTCGTCGGTGCCGTTGGCGCGGTCGCGAACATGCTGCCAGGGCGGGGCCTCGCCGGCGGTCTCGTAAGGAAGCCCCCACCAGTCGTTGAGGTAGACCTGCTCGGCTTGAGGATTGCCCTCGACGATGAACCATTGCCGGGCGATCTCGGCCCAATCGTAATTCGGCATCTCGGCCCGCGATGCCTGCACCGAAATTTCCCGTGCCTTCGGATTATCGGGAACGTACCGGCCGCGGCGCAAGATCGCGGCCTTATGCTTGATCTCGATCGCGGCGCCACACGACGCGCAGGTGAAATGTGCTTCCTCCGGCTTGTCCCGATCGAGGTTGGAATGAAAATTTTCCCAGCGCAGCGGCTGGTAGTGTTGACAATGCGGGCATGGCACATGCCACCATTCCTGTGTCCCGCGCTCGAAATTCCGCGTGATCCGACAGGTCTTCTTGACCAGCGGGGTCGATATTTTCAGCGTCTTGCGCCACTCGAATGCGCCGGAGCGGCTGTCGGCCTGGGCTTCAGGGTCGCCGGCATCGTTGACGGTCCATTTCGACAGATCGTCCTGGACTTGAGCCGGCCAGGACACCATCGATAGCGAGGCCGGCGAATTGGCGCCGGAGATCTGCAAGGACCCGCGGCCGTCGCGGGTCTCCTGGTACAGCGTGGTGTCGGTCGAATCCCGCGATTTCTGTTCGCCGAAGATGCGGGACAGCGCTTTCGACTGCTTGCGCATTACCTTCCATTTTCGCCGCGCCCAGCGGATGGCGTTGTCGTGGGAGGGATGCACATAACCGATGTCGCAGGGGTCGATGTCCATCCGGCCGCCGATGAAAATCTGCGCCACCGTGGTCTTGAAGATTTGAGCGGCACCCCGCACCGTCACCGTCGGCGTCGGATGGTCCGGCGACAGCACCTCGAGCAGGCGCTGCAGCTGCGGCACCGTCTCGCGGCGGTAGGGACCGGGAAACGGCGACTCCCGGCCAAACACGATATTGCACTCGGCCCATTCGATCAGGTCGGCGGGCGGCGGCGGCTTCATCACCGTCTCGACCACGGTAAGCGCCAGCACCCGTGGATCGACCAGGATCGACATTTTCAATCGGCTCCGGCGGTTTCCTGTTCGATCACCTCGCGGCGCCGGGCGGCGTGCTCGCTGGCGGTCGAGCGGTGCTTGCGAAACGATTCGCGCATCTCCACCGACAACGCCCGCCAGTCCAGCCCGTGCTTTTCGGCGATCTCACGCGACAGCGTGGTCGACATGAACGTCTCGACGTCGCTCACCATCTTCGCCGCCTCGCGGCCCCATGCAGCCGCGGCGTCCGCCGCGACCACATAGCGCCCGCTGTCGACTAGAAGCTTGCGCCCCGCCGCTTCGGCTTCGTGCTCGGCGCGGTCGGCATCGGCCTTGCGGCGGCGCCTGAGGTCTTCGTCTTCCGGCAAGGCAGCGGCTCGGGGACCCGAATCTGCCGCCGCGGGCGTCGATGCCGTAACGGGCACCGGCTGCGCCGACTGCTGGCCGGGATCGAGTCCGACCTCGAGGTCGCGTTCGGCCTGCTCGACCCAGATGCGGGCTCGGACCCCCTCGCCGACCAGGGCGCCCCTGCTGATCTTGCCGGCCGCGATCCAGTTCGAGATCGCCGACGGCTTGCGGTTCTTGCGAGCCGCGAATTCCTGCTTGGTGATGATGGTCTTCACGAAACTTCACCCGCCTGTTAGGCTCTCCCGTGAACTTCAAGCTATTTTAAAAGCTGCCTTGCTGGCGATGGCGCGCGCTCAGTTCGCCCGTATTTGGTCTGACCTGCCAGGAGGACCCGCGGATTTGCAGGGAAAACCCCTACCGAAAGGGCCGCCGCCTGCGGGATGCAGTCAGGCGCAGGCGGCGCGCCAGCGTGAACCGGCGGGCTCGCGCTGGACCGATGCACTCGATCTCCTAGCCGGCCAACTGTTCGATCGCCGTCGCGGCGGTTTGGCGAAGCCGGTCGTGCCAGCCGTCGGCGCCAGTGGGGTTTCAAAATCTTGCCAGACGGTTAGGCGCTCACACAGCCGGAGCCGTGCTTAGGAACCGGCCTGCCGGGGTCATTCTTGAAGCGCGCTGCTACCGCCCTTCCGATGGGCGACTTCATGGGCTTGCCCTTGATGACCTTCGTAGTGCAGGCCAAGCAGATCCCGCTATCGACGGCCCCGCCTTTCCCGCACTCGGCGCATTTTTTGCCCATGTCGATATTGATCGTTAGGTTTGCCATCGTCATCCTCCTGCCGCCCGCAGCGGCTTTTAAGCGACCTATGACTGACTGACCCTAACGGGCTGTCATCCTTGCGCTAGGGCGCGCTCGCCCGGCACTCTCATACTCGTTTACGTACTGCAGAACTGATCGACCCGATCTTCGGCGGCAGTCATGCCATGCTGCGATGCGGCTGGCTCACTGAGATAGAGCCTAGGGCCTCTTGCGGGACGCGGCATTTTCGTTGCATCTCCTTCAGGTCGCGCCGTGTCGTATAGAAGCGCATACGATGCGCCTTTTACCGCGCCATTTGGAAGAAGTTGAACGGGGTCGAAACTCCGAACCCCATACGCCTTGCAACTGGCCGCGACTTAAAGCCCCGCACCAAACGCGCATTTACCTCTCCGTCGAAATCAATCAGCAAGACTGATCGCCAGCCCATGAGATGCCAGAGTAGCCAACAGCGAAGCGCGCTCATGACCCGCCTCGTTGTGTTCCCACAGGAGCGATGCGGCATGTCCCGTCCTTGACGCCGGAGCCGTCACAGAGACCTATCGAGCAACCGCATTCCCGCAGCGTGAAGCCGGTTCCTTCAAGCGAAAATTCTCGCCGCTCGGGGAAAATCGACTTCGGCTTGCTCGGCAACATAAATTGGAAGCCGATTATCTTCCGGGTTTCCATATCAGTGATGTAGCAAAACCGCTCATCAACTGGATTGTAGATGCAGGCGCAATCCTTAGTGACGTATTCAAGGCGCGGCGGGTCGGCAAACTCAACCAGCGTTGGGATGTAAGGCGTCGTCAGATCGTCAGGATCAATCATTGGCGGTCTCCCCCGGTGTGGACACAGCAGGACGAGACCCCACATAAGCCTGAACTTGCGCCAACATTTCCTGCGGAGAGCCGCTACCGGGCAATTCAAGCATCATCAGGATGGTTTCACATGTGTTGTGCCAGACGCGCGACCACTCGGCGAAGTCCTCTTTGGTTGGCGTCTGCTCGGGGACAGGAGCGCTGCCGCTCATATCGATAAGTGATCGCGTCAAGTCGCGATAATCCTTCTCTTGAGCGGTCAGCCGCTCTAGTTCGTCCGCTATGCGTCCAAGGCAACGTGCGTCGATGTTGTTGACGACGCCTCTGCCGCCCTTCTCAGCCAGGCCACGAAGCCATGGAATGAAATCACTCACTGGCGCCCCCCCGTGCGGACATAGGAGCGCGTGACTGCATCTTGTCCCATTCCTCTTTAAGTTGCCGCTCGGCATAGTTCAGGGCAAACCTCGCAGACGATAGAGCGCGCTCTGCGGTGGCGTAGTTTATTTTTGCCATCCGGCAGACCTCGGAAAGGCGATCAAATTCGTCACTCACTGGCGGTCTCCTGTGGGGAGCGCCAAATCCCGTTATTATCTCTGCGCCATTTTTGACCGTTCCACGCGCATTCCTCAGCTTCTCCCACCATCGCCATATCGGACTGAGGTCGTAATCCGCAGTAAATATCGCGAGCGCGCCGTTCTGCCCATTGGTGCACAAGACTCCAGAAATCCGGATCACGGGCGAGCAGTATGAACATCGGCTCGTCCGGGAGCGCGTTCGCATAGCAGTCAAATTTACCTGGATTGTTCTTCGTTCCCATGGGTCATTTCTCCGGGGATGATTGTTGTGGGCGTGCCGCCACCACACCCGTCATCGGTCCTTTTAGGTCCGATACGGCGTGTACTGTCTCGGTCACGCGATAATGGGGAGGGAGTCTGCGCGCCAAAATACATTGCTTGCCTGACGGCAACACGGCCACCACCATGCCGGGCCAGCGCCCATCCTTGGGCATCAACCAATTTCCGATTTCGGGGATGTTCATGCGTCGTCCCTCATCTTCTCGTATTCGTGGTCAGGGTCGCGCCAGCCCTTGCCACACTCCCCATTGCAGTTGTTCGGTTGCCAAGCGCCGCGACATTCCCAAGGCGCCGCACCGCAAAATTCGCAACGGTCATCATCCGGGTTGTGGGTTTTCCAATCGTCGTAGCTGCTCATTTGCCGCTCTCTCCCGGTGCGGACACAAGAGCATCACGCCCCGCGATCGTGACGCGATAGGTATCATTCGCGCGGGAATGATAGACGAGGCCGCGTGCGGCCAGCCGGCCAAGCATTCGCTTAACCTCACTGAGACTTGCGGGTGGACTGTCGCCAAGGAGAGC